GGGATTTGTAAAAAATTCCTGCGGGGATTTAAACCCAGCATTATGAACCATGCGCTCTAACGTATTGTAGATGTTTTGTTCATTTGCTAATTTACTACCTGACATCATTATTTTTTCTTGGATGCCTAAAATCTGACCTAATATTTGAAGCCGTTGCTCATGGCTTCCCGTTCCTAACCCCACGTTTATTGTTAAATTAAATTTATTTTTCCACTCTCTTGGGTCTATTGGAACGTAATTGTTTCTAATCTTTATTACTTTTTTATAATCTTGATATTGTGTTGTTAATTTTAACAAACAATTCATCAAATCTTTAATACCTGTTTCTGCAAACACTCTAGCAATCGTTTCAATTCTTTGGCCTGCGCTTTGCATTGCTTCTCTAACACCAGTTGCCGTAGTATGTGATTTCTGAATTGTGTTAGGGTCCAAGCCTTGTTGCATCCTGCTAATGCCTGAACGTTGTTCTTTTATTTGATCAACTTTCTCCATCATTGCCAAACCTTCTTGCATAAAGTTTTGTGCTTGTAATGGAACAACAGCATTAGGTGATTTAACTCTTACAATGTTGCCTGCGCGCGATTGTAGTAAGTCATCAAGATTTACTTGTGAGTCAACAGCCAATACGCGTGAGTTGTTCATTAGAAAAGCGTTGTCAAGTAACTGACGTAGAAGTACACTTTTTATTTGCTGTAAATCCATAACAAGGTCTGCAACACTCATACCAAATAAACGGTGAGGGTTGATGATCGGTGTTATTGTTGAAAACGGAATATACGATATTTCTTCGACATCTAATATTTCGTTAGTGTCTCCTACAGTACAAACTTTTACTAATTCTGCAACACCATCATTATCAATGTCGGTGCGCAAATAACATTCAGTATATAATATTTCACGCATGGATGGGTCTGCGTTTTCATCCATGTAACTTTCTTCATCAAAAAGATTACGGCTTAATGTTTCTTCATTCCATGTTGAATTAGCATAAGACGGTATATCTTCTATTTTTTTTCTATCGTAACCTTCACCAATTAAATCAGATACCGTTTTTTTAATACGGTGTGCTACAAAAGGTGCGTCTGCAATATTCTTACATCTTTTTGATAAAAGCATTTCTTCGGGAGGAACGTTTTCAATGCAAATTTTACCTGATGATGATTTACGTTTAACATCAACGTTAAAGACAGTTTGGGTATCTGCCATTTCACCTTGTTCAGTCATCACCATTTTTTCTTCAATGACTTCTTCAACGTCAACTACTTCAACAGCATCATCTATTAATAAAGCCTGATATTCTATCTCTGTAAGGCCTTTATAAGACTCTTTGAGGAATTCATCCTCGTATTTATAATAATGCTTTATAAACCCATTTTTTTGGATTAACGCATCTTTGAACCACGTATAAAATATTTTCCAGCCGTCATTTTCTTTAAATATTATGTGGTTTATGTATTCCGTGGCCTGCTTGGATGCTTCTTCATCTTCAGGACCTACAGGTTCGAATTTAACAATATCGTCTCCTGCGGTAAAGATACGTAATAAACTGGGAAGCACACTTTCGACGGCTTCTAATACATCACTACTTATAACTTGTGATCTGCCTTCTACTTCATTGCCAAATGGCTCAGAATTGTAATAATCTAAGGCTAGGGAACGTTCTTGGACCAGTTTACCGTTTTGATAGCCTAATGCATCAGTAGTTTCGCGTGTAATGGTGCCTTTTAGTTCTTGTTCTTTTTTTTTGTTTAATTTCATTGATAAATATATTGTTGTAGTGTAACAGTGTTATATGACTAAATTTCAATTTAGAAAATTACTTAAATTTCTTGGTATATCCCAAGGGAAGCTGGCGAAGGAAGTCGGTATTACCCGAACAGCCGTCGGTAATTATTACAATGGCCGTAGGCCCGTGAATAACCAGTTGGCTTGGGGTCTAAATCTTAAAGAACAGATTGTTGAAAAAGATAAACGTATTACCTTTTTAGAAAAAAAGGTTTCTAGACTATCCCAGAAGGCCCGTAATTAAGTTTACTGGACCAATCGCTTGACTCGTTCAATCCTATACTCATATACCTCATAGCATCACATGAATTACTTTCAGGTCCGTGATGAGGTGTTGACGTTTGTTCTCCTAGTTGGTTTTTCTTCCATCGGTATTGTTTCAAACAATTAATGAGGTAGTCTGTTTTATCTTTATTAAAATAACATCGTTTTAAAGACATTCGTAAAGAGTTTATGCCGTCCTCTATTTTAAGTTTGGGAACAGGTTGTATAAACCATCCTAAATTAGATGCTATCTCCTGCCTGCTTTTTCCTGACCCTAACTCAGTAACCACTATGTCATGCCCAGCGAAGTGATTATCATATGTATAGGGTAGTTCTTTTAGTTTATTAGCGTAATATTCTAAACTCTCTCCTGACCCTTCTAAATGATCAATAACATGAATTGCCGAACCTACCTTCTGAATAAAAACAATGCTAAAAGCATCACGAAATCCAATATCGGAAAATGTGGTAACGGGTAACTCTGCGATGTGAGGAACATTAGTAATTCTATTTTCATTCTCCACCACTTGCATTGATTTTGTGTAAATACCGCCAACGACTCCAGCGTCAAAATCTACCATAAACTCGGTATCATATTCTTCTGGGGACATCATATTCTTTAGATTGTCCAACTCGTCTTTTGGTATTATTTTTGTATCTTCTACGGTGTACTTTTTAACAAACCAATCTTTATGGCCTTTATTATTCATATAAAGGTCATAAAAAAAATTATGCCCCGAAGGGGTCCCGATGGCGATAAGCCATCCTGATTTTTTATCCATCTGGTGTCTATCGACTAAAGCTGGCCGTAAGACCTTATTTAATAAATCTTTATGGAGTAACTGACACTCATCAAGAATAACACCGTCCGCGAAAATTCCACGAATAGAGTCAACGCTATTTCCGTCGGCCCCTAATAGTTGTATTCTTCTTCCCCCTACCATATCACAACGAAGTTCTGTTTCGTGATACGTGGTCCCCTTAATATTTTTTGTTAAAAATTTTAGCGTATCCCAATGTATTTTTTTTACCTGAGAATACGTAGCCGATATAATATAATACCGAGGGTTTGGAAGCTGGCACTCAAAACACTTCTTTAATGTCTCTGCTAAACAAAAGTAGGATTTCCCGAATCTTCTATGTGCTGGAATGACGTTAAAGCGCTTTAGTTTACGATGTAACTGTGCTTGATGTTTCCTTGGTTTGTACGGAATAGTATAAGTCGGCAATTGTTATCTTTCTACGGGAAGAAATTTCTTACGATAATTTTTTGGAAATCCACATGTTTTTTACCAACGAGGTACCAGAACCAAATTTTTTATCAGCCTGTGCTTTCACTGATGCATAATTCTTTTTATTTTTATTTGTTTTAGGTTTACCAAGGTTTTTAGGTCTAGGCTTATCCCATACTTTAGTGCTCATATATCTCCTGTAAAAAAAGGTCCTCGAATGGACTCTGCAAAGTGTTTGATAGACTCCCCTAATTCTTTTAAAAATTTCCTTTGGGGTGCCCAACCCTTAAATCGGCAGAAAACAGCCAAATAATTATAAAATAGGATTATTTATCCCATATTAATGGCTAAATACTGCCATTTCTTAGTTTATTTCACAAATTTAAGTAATTTTATTAAGATTTTTAAGTTCTCGTGAGGTTATTAGACTAAAAAGACCTCTATTTTGGATTATTATATTAATATCACCAATATATCCCAATATAACAGCCAATTACTTCTTCTTATCCTCTTTACCTTTATTATTCTTTTTACTTACTTTTATCTCTTTTTTCTCTTTATTAGATACTTTATGTTCAATATGTCCAAGCATCTGAAGTAAACCAGACCTATCACTTCTCGAAACTGACTTTGATCTCTCCACCATCTACCCCTGATATTTCTAATTGATCTTTATTACCATATACTCTTGGTGCTAGCTTACTGGCTCTAAATGTCTGTAGATTTATATGATGACGCATCATATTAACATAATCTCTGTTTGTTCGGCCCGCTTTATTTTCTTCTTTTGACTCGGCCAATGCTTTCTCGGATAGTTCTGTTGTCTCCGCCATCATCCATTCAATGCCATCTGCTTTGCTTTCAGTATATCTCTTACGAAGATCAGGATAGTCAGGATTATTTAGCCATTGCCTAAATGACTCCCAGTGAACGTCGTGTTTCTTTAATGCTTTTTTTATACTGACTCCATGCGCCAATTCATTCATTATTTGATCGATTAATTCTTCTGAATATTTGCTTGGTCGTCCTGTTTTTTCCATTTGTTGTCCATATGTCGATTACAATACCATGTATGCATGTAATCATTACTAAAGATGCCTATATCTCCACAGATATGACATTTTTGATGTTCTTGTTGTTGTTCTCGGGTTTTTTCAAAAAACCACATTCCACTAATGTACTGTTTGACTCTGCGTTTCACCATGTAAGGCTAAAAGTTGATTAGAAAAGAGATTTGCTTCGTCATGGCTGGCAAAACCAACAATTCTGACCAAAACCGCTGGTTCTTCATCATTTGTCTCCCTCATTACTGTAAATTGTAAATTGTCTGGGTCGAAGAAAAGCATTTTTAAGTAAATCCTCTGTATCTCGTAGTTTTAAGTGTCTTTGGGCCCTTAATCTGTTGTATAAGTGCACAATGTAGTCTTTTGACGTGTCGGCATAGTCAGAAACTAATTTTATGTCCTCGCTGGACATCCAATCAACGGCTTGCTGTCTAATTTTGCGATTTTGGTAATTTATTTCAGAAAATAACCCTAATGCGTCTGTAATAGCTTGGATAATCACTGACCGCCAAAGTTTTATCTCTGGTGTCATATTTTTCCTTAATTTTTAACGGAATTCTAGTGTTATCAACGTTTTACCTTAGTTCTGCAACGTTTGTAACCCCTACATTTATAGAACATTCACTTTTTTTATAATATTGTTTGACATATAACATTGTTACATACTATAACAGTGTTATGAATAAAAAAACTATTAAAAATATATTTAATTTTACTGATGTAATTTTAAATGATTATAAAGCATGGAGTGGTGAAACTATTATTTTAAAACATGATAACAAAAACATTTCTGGTAAAGTTATTAGAACTGTTCAAAATAAATATCATATAGTTGTTACTACAGATAACAAAGTTGTTAGTGTTAATTGGAATGAAAATTCTGATAAAATTAATAATTATATTTTTAATGATTATGATTTTACAACAAAACATCAGGTGGCTCAATAATGAGCCATCTATCACCATCTAACTTTGTTGATATGCCTACTATCAATAAAGATTTTATTGAAATTAAACCTATTGCATTAAAAGATGCACAAGAAATAATTAATAAGTTTCATAAACATAATATCCAGCCACAAGGTCATAAGTTTTCTTTAGGTATATTTAGAAAGCAATTAGACAATTGGGAATGTGATGATTTTGAAGGTTTACATGATTGGGTAATTATTGATAGGTTTGATATTACTGATGATAGTATTGAAGAATATTATGACCCTGATTATGGTGATGTAAATTATAGTGAAAAGTATGATGCTTATGTTTTAAATGTAGGCGGTGAAGGTGTTTATGCTCGGCCTAAATCTGAGGGTAGTGTTTTACTTGGCGTTGCTACTGTTGGATTGCCTGTTGCTTGCCCTCTTAATGATGGTCAAACATTAGAAATTACTCGTATTTGTTTTGTTAATGATAATGATGAACCATGTTTTGATAGCCAGCTTCCACAGTTTAATAAAGATCATGCTTCACCAGTACCAAGTATGTTTGTTTCTGCAATTATTAAAAGAGTTAAAGAATTAGGATATAAAAAATTAATTACCTATACAAGAATTGATGAACCAGCAAAATATTTAAAAGCTGTTGGTTTTATTATCGAGTTTACTCAAACTAGAATTAAGAAATGGAAAAGTAAAAACGCAGATAAGATTTATAATAAATCTGCACCAAGTCTTAAAAATCGTTGGAGTATTAACTGTGCCTAGCACAAAACAAAAAGGAGTAACGATGACCGATGACGTTAGTAATTTAAAATTAGCATCGACGATAGCTTCATTAGGAAGCATTTTAGGTGGTACAAAAACTAAAGCGGAAGATATAGCTTGGAAAAAGCGCATGCTTAAAACCCAACAAGGTATAGAATTTCCTGCTAAGTTTGACTCACTTCCTGAAGATGAACAATTAAAACGATTAGATAATGCAATAAATGTTAACTTGGATAAAGATAATTAGTGAGTTTACGCTTTGGGTTGCTTTTACTTGCTGTTTTATTTTTATTATATCTTTTGTGATCTAGGGCCTTCGGGCCCTACTTTATTTTAAAATACTCGATAAGAGTATCTAAACCTTCTCTTAATTTATTTATTTTACGTCCTACTGATTGATCATTAACACAACAATCCCAAATAATACTTTGATGTTGTATAGCAAAACGTAATGCATCATGTAACTGCTGGTAGGTATCTATTTTATCGACGGTAATACTTTCCTTACCTGAATGTACCATAGCTAGGAAGCTGGTATAATTTGGTGTTACTCTCTCCTGAATGTTTGACCTGTCGGCTAAATCTCGAATTCTTGCTCCAGCTAAATATCGTCGGTCATTACTTTCTCTGTTGATTGGATTTAATAATTTTCTACGTTTATAAACTACGAGGATGTGATCGTCGATGCGTTGTAAGTGTCGTTGTCCTTGGCTTGGATAGACGACGTGAAATTTTGCATTATCTACAGGACGAATTAAAACATTATGTTTTTCGTCTTTAATTAATTGGCTAGAACCAAAATCTGATAATTCAATTTTTTTCTTTTTTCTTTTCATTTTTTAATATTTGTAAAAAACAATCTGCACAATAATATTTTTTATATTGTAATATGTGTGCATCCTGCTGACATTGTGAACATTTTACCATGCTTTAAATTCTTCCTCGGTAATTAACTTTTCTGCTTTCATTCGGTAAACCATATCATCACTAATCGCTGTACTTCTCATTCCTTTTTTTACCCAAGGAACCCACTTCAAATAAGCATCATCTTTTTTAATGGGAATAAATTCACTATCAGGTTCAGACATAGTATAATTTTCCCATCGTTTTTGATTAATCCATGTCGCTACCATCGGAACACCTAAACTCTTACTTTGTTGAAAAGCAGAAAAATCATTGTAGGTATCTTTAACTTTTTTTAGTAATTCTTTATCTTTCGTATTTTTAAAAAATGTCTTGGCTTTAACGGTACTACCTTTATTTCTTCCAACGTAATTAAATGACTTCCACCACACCTCAAAAGCCTTTTCATCAATAGTATTATTTCCTTTATTATATCCTTTATTATGTTTGTTATCGGTTGGCGTATCGGTTGGTGTATCTTGATACTTGTCATAATGGCAGATTGTAAGGATGTCTGGCGTATCGGCTGGTGTATCGTTTGGTGTATCGGTTGAAATTGTCGAAAATTTTTTAAGTTTTTCTAAAAACCGTTGAACTCTTGACTTATCCCACCCCCATGCTTCGGCCATATAAGTTAATGAACAACACAATTGACCACGTTTTAAAAAAATAGTTTTATCTTTTATGCGGTACACTCTATCAACAAAGCTAGCTTCCAGTAATAACCACATAAATGCACCCTTCTCACAAAACTCTTGTCCTCGTTTTTGTAATGCAGGATGATATAAAATACTTCTATCTATTTTGATGTAACCATTCATAGAATTCGTATTGTCCTTTTTTTATAACGTTGATAAGTTAACCATCCTCTATCTTTTAAACACATAAGATATCTTGCAACTTCAGATTTATTTTTAAATCCTGCACCATCCTTAATTTCTTCAAAACTAGGTGATGCAGAGTTAGATTTTATAAATTGATTAATAAACAATAAAACTCTTTTCATATTCTTTGTTAGGGGTATTTTTTGCATATTATAATTACAGTTTGGGCATTTCACGTTAAACTTTCTAAGTCCTAAATTAAAAATTGTCGGAAAAGTGGGAAAATCTTGTCCGATAAGTTGTTAAATAATAAATTTACAAACATTTGTCAATTTATCTTTACAACGTCACTATTTTTCATTATTAAAAAGTTTACTAACATTTGACAACAATTAGAAAGTGTGTGAATTTATGTTTAATAATAATATTATGGTTAAGCAAAAAATATTTAAAGCTAAAACTGATTTAGGTCAGGTTTGTTTTGAATTAGGTATTAAAGGTAGAGAGTTAGAAAGACGACTTCACGATAAAGGCTATGAAATTACTAACACCACCATTGCCAATCATTTAAATGGTGAGTCAATAAAAGTACATGAATTAAAATGGTATTATAATGTATTACAGGAAATTGATCACAATATCTCATTTGCAAAATTAATAGGCAATTCTGTACCAAAATATGCTATTCAATTTGAAGAAACACCAGAGTGTCAGCATTTAAATACAATAAATTTAATTGAAGAAAAACCAAAAGCTGTTTTAATGTTTGGTCATGCTGAACAAAAACCAAATGTAAAAGCTATTTACAGCACTTTATTAGGTAAAGATTTTCCACACATTAAATTTTTTAGCACCATAAATAATTATAATTTTTCAAAAGGTTTTGCCGTAATTATGGATAAAGAAAGATATGCATATCATGTTTTTATTACTAATAATGATAATAAGGGTTCTATTAAAACACATAATTTTATAACAAATAAACCCGAAAAACATAAAATTACTAAGTTATACCCAAGTATATCTATGAATTTTAGACAAGAAGATTTTGAAATTACTGACATTTAAAATTTAAAATTACATTGTCAATAAATCTTGACAAAACTTTCTCTAATCATTAATTGTTTATAAACATTAAGAAACATAAGGTTTTTTGATGGGTTACTAATTGCTAAAAGTAATAAAGGGGTAGCGTCAACTACCCCTTAAACAAAAAGGACCAAGACCGATGAAATCTAAATCCCAAAAAACACCTATCACACATGATAAGTTTTTACAAATACAGGGTATTAGAACACGACTCGATTTAATCTATAAAGAAATAAATAGATTACACCTTGAATGTCCTCAAGGTAATTTAAAAAAACAATTTGGTGAAATTCATGACTCAGGCATTGATATGCTTGATAACTTAGATGACATTATAGAAAGCCGTATTCCAACTGGTAATTCATCTTTTGCTACAGAGAACGATAGTTACGGGGGGACGATTTAGTGCCTACTATCGCATATAAAATAGACGGTAAACGAGTTGCTGGTGTAACGACTAAGATTGGTCGATATAAAAGTGCTGACTCATTAATTCATTGGGCATGGCAATGCGGAATGAACGGTTTAGATTATCGTGAAGAAAAGAAAAAAGCTGGTGATATAGGTACTGACCTTCATAATCTTGCAGAAGAATATATT